ACTGTAGGCTCTTGGTCGAAAGTCTATGAGACAAAGAATATCGGTATCGTAAGAGCTACCGTTGTTTCTAATAACGACTAGAGGTAATTAATCATGCCATCTTTATTTGATGTAACTGCTGGGTCTTTAATCGGCCCAACAACAGGCGGGACAGTCACACAGGCTAGTTCCAAGTCAACAGGTGTAACTCTAAATACAGAGTCAGGTCAAATCACAATGAATAACGCAGCTTTAGCGGCAGCGGCTGAAGTAACTTTCACAGTTACAAACAGCAAGATTGCAGCAACTGATGTTGTCGTTGCTTGTCATGGCTCTGCTGGTACAGCTGGTTCTTACTTAGTGAACGCCAATACAATGGCATC